GATCGCCTCGAAGGCTTCGCGAAAAAGCTCGGTGCGACCACAGCCCAGGCGCGAACGAAACTTTTCTCCGAGGCCCACTGGAACCCCCGCGCGATCATCCGCGTGTTCGGGGGTGCCGCATGAGCCGCCTCTCGATCCGCGAGCACAAGGCACTGCGCTACGCGTCCATCAAGGTTGCAGGCGATCGCGAAGTTGCAGCGGCCGAGCGCATGCGTCACGCCTCGTCGTCCACGCCCACCTTGCAGCGCTTCTTCGAAAGCGCGCGCGGTCAGGCACTGATGCTGCTCACAGGCCTAGTCATCTTCGCGCTGTTCGCGCCGGTGGGGTCGCTGTGATGCGCCGTGCGCTCGCCTGGTGGATGTCCGCGCCGGTCGACGAGAAGACCGCCTTCGTTCTCATGGTCGCGTCCGGCGCGCTGCTGAGCACGTTGCTCGCGATCCTTCCGCCCCATCACTGAACGCCCGCGCCTTTCCCTCTCCCCCCGAGGTGTGGCGCGTACCGACGGCCGGCGGTGCTTACCGGCCAACCCATTTACCGGAGATACCCATGGCACTCGAACGCACGATCCGCTTCGGCAAGACCAAGAAAGGCCTCATCAACAAGAACGCCGGGCGGCAGCGCGAGGCCATGCCGTTCCTCCCCAACGTCGCCGGCACGCGATTCGTTCGCGATGCGCAGAAGTCCGGAATCGTTCCGAAGCGCATCCCGCGCTGAACTCCCCGCCCCGTGGAGGAGCACGGGGCACAAGGAAGCCGCGAAACGCGCAGATACCCGGTTCGCAAACTATTCGCTGCGGATGAGTGGATCGCGGCTTCCTTGTCCATCTCACGACACGCCGGACCGACCGGCAAGGAATTCGCAATGAAACAGATCCTGTTCGGCATCGCGATCGCGGCTGGCTTGGTCGGCTGCTACAGCGGCAGTGACGCACGCAAGGCTGTCGAGGCGATGGGCTTTACCAACGTCGAGACGCACGGCCACTCGTTCACCGGCTGCGGCGATGACGACACCTTCGCGACCAAATTCGATGCAGTCAGTCCGACCGGAAAGCCCGTGAGCGGCGTCGTCTGCTCCGGTTGGTTCAAGGGCGCAACTGTTCGCTTCTGACCCCCCTTCACACACCGCCGGCCTCGCCGGCAGAGGAATATGCAGTGAGCAAGACCCCGACCCGCCCGTACATCGTCACCCGCAAGTCCGACAACACGATTCGCCTGGTGGATGCGACCAGCCCATCCGTCGCCCTGAGCCACGTGGCCCGCGACGAGAACATCGTCGAGCGCGCATCGGCGCGTCAGGTCGGCGAGCTGATGAGCAGCGGCCACATCCTGGAATACGCCGGCACTGATCTCGCCTTAGGCTATTCGGCGGCCGACGGCACCGGCGCAGGTCCCATCCTACGGTCGGTTGATGTCCCTCCGGGCGAGCCGTCGAAGGGTGCGGGAGACGACGTCTCGCAGCACGGCGCGACTGCCTGATGGCACGCGGCGTCAACAAGGTGATCCTCGTCGGCAACCTCGGCAGTGATCCGGACGTGCGCTACACCGGCAACGGGACCGCGATCACGACGATCAGCATCGCCACGTCCGAGCAGTGGACGGACAAGCAGTCGGGCGAGCGACAGGAACGCACCGAGTGGCACCGCGTGAAGCTCTTCGGAAAGCTCGCCGAGATCGCGGGCGAGTACCTGAAGAAGGGTCGCCAGGTGTACGTCGAGGGCTCCCTGCGCCACGACAAGTACACCGACCGCGATGGCATCGAGCGATACACCACCGACGTCATCGCCAGCGAAATGCAGATGATCGGCGGCGCGCCGACTGAGCGCCCGGCAGACCGTTACGGGGAATCCCGTTTCGGCGGTGGCGAGCGCGCCGCCGGGCGCACCGGCAAGGGCCGCGCGCAGCGCGACCACGACCAGCAGCGCGCCACCGGATCCACGCCGCCCGCCGAGGGCGAGCAGTTCAACGACGACGACATCCCCTTCTGATCAGCCGCCGGCATGCCTGGCAAGGATTCCTGATGTTCTTCCGCAACCTCACGCTGTTTCGCTTCTCGCCGGCTGTCGCCGCCGACCTGTCACGCCTTGACGAGGCGCTGCCCGATCACCGCCTGCGCGCCGTCGGACCGCTGGAGCTGTCGACGCGCGGCTTCGTCGTGCCGATCAGCACCGTCGAGGACGCGCTGACGCACTCGGTCGGCCAGTACACGATGGTCGTCGGTGCCACCGAGGAAAAGCTGCTGCCCTCCGGCGTGGTCAACGACGAGCTCGCGAAGCGCGTCAATGCGATCGCCGAGGCCGAGGGGCGCAAGGTGAGCGGCCGCGAGCGGAAGAGGATCAAGGACGACGTGATGAACGAGCTGCTGCCGCGCGCCTTCGTGCGTGGCTCGCGCCTGGCTGCCTACGTCGATAAGCGCGCCGGATGGCTTGTGCTGAACACGGCGAGCCGCAAGGCAGCGGAGAACCTGCTGTCGGGCATGCGCGAGGCACTGGGTAGCTTCCCGGCCGTGCCGCTCGCGCCGGAAGAGTCGGCGCGCGTGCTGATGACGCATTGGGTCGCCACCGGCGAGCTTCCGGACGGCTTCGTCCTGGGCGACGAGATCGAGCTGCGCGACCCCGCCACGGCCTCCGGCGCTATCGCGCGCTGCCGCCGGCAGGACCTCGATACCGACGAGGTGCGCGAGCACCTGCGCACAGGCAAGCAGGTGTTCCGCATCGGCCTGCTGTTCGACGACCGCATCAGCTTCGTGCTCGGCGACGACCTGGTACTGCGCAAGGTCCGTTTCACCGACGTCGTGCTCGACGAGCAGCCCGACGCACCGGAGAGCCTGGTCGCCGAGGCGGACGCCAACTTCGCGCTGATGACGCTGGAGCACGCCCGCCTGCTCGAGAAGCTGGTCTCCGTCTTCAACCTGCCGAGGCCCGAGTGATGGCCGTCGCCCCGATCTACGCCGGCATGCGCGACCACGAGCGCGACGAGGCTATCGCCGCCGCTCGCGCCGCGGGTACGACCGACGAGGTCGCCAACCGCTTCCAGATCACGCCGGGCGCCGGGCGCGCCGCCTGCCGCCGGGTGCGGAAGCTCAAGACCTACGAGCTGTTCCTCGAGCGGCACGACGGCACGCGCCAGCGCATCGGCACGGTCATCACGCACAAGGGCTTCACCGCCGCGTGCGTCGGCGCCTATCGCACCTACGGAGAGTTCTTCCGGGGACTCGAACTCTCCGGCTGGCGGGTAACCGATGGCTCCGGCAGCTGCAACACCCTCGAAACCATTCGCAAAGTGATCAACAGGACCGAGATCGATGGCTGACGGAAACGGAACCGGATTCTTCGACTTCGGACACGAGCTCGTCGTCGACTTCTTCGCCGGTGGTGGCGGCGCCAGCCTCGGCATCACCGAGGGCTACCGCGCCCCCGACATCGCCGTGAACCACAACCCGATCGCGATCGCCGTCCATCGCGCGAACCACCCGGAAGACCAGACCAGGCATTACACGACCGACGTGTTCGAGCTCGATCCGATCGAGATCACGCGCGGCAAGCCGGTCGGCATTTTCTGGGCGTCGCCGGACTGCCGCCATTTCAGCAAGGCGAAGGGCAAGGCGCCGCGTTCCAAGGCCGTGCGCGGGCTCGCTTGGGTGGTCGTGCGCTGGGCGGCGAAGTCGCGGCCGCGCGTCATCTTCCTCGAGAACGTCGAGGAATTTCAGAAGTGGGGGCCGATCGATGACGCTGGCCAGCCGATCAAGGAGCACGAGGGCCGGACGTTCGAGGCCTTCAAGGCGGCGCTGACGACTGGCGTCCCGTCCGACCATCCGGACCTTCCCGAGATCCTTGCCGCGATCCCCGACGTCTCTCGCGCGCAGCTGCTGCGCGGCATGGGCTACTCGGTCGAGTTCAAGGAGGCCCGCGCCTACATTCAGGGCACGCCGACGATCCGCAAGCGCCTCTACATGGTCGCCCGCGCCGATGGCGGCAAGGTGAAATGGTTCTCCGAGACTCACGGCAAGCCGACCGACGAGGCCGTCATCGCCGGCCGCGCGAAGCCGTGGCGCACGGCGGCGGAATGCATCGATTTCGGTCTGGCCTGCCCGTCCATCCACGACCGGAAGAAGCCGCTGGCTCAGAACACGGAGCGCCGCGTCGCTTTCGGCATGGAGCGCCACTTCTTCCTCTCGGACAATCCCTTCATCGTTCCGATGCGCGGCACCAGCGCCAGCCACACGTCGACGCATAGCGTGCACGACCCGCTGTCAACGATCACCGGCGGCGGCACCCACCACGGCCTGGTTATGCCGGTCCTCACCGAGTGTGCCAACGCCAGCGCGCAGCGCACCTTCGCT